CACTTTCTCACCGGTAGAATAGGGTACGTTCACCTCTTCGGAGGCGGAAGTAAGACAACGCGGAACGGGTTCGTTCATTCCATGTTGGAATTTTTGATTGCCTCTATTATCACTTGCGACCATGCGATTGACGTGATCGGCAGAGTTCGTGCAGACGAACGACTATCAGAACAAGTCAGGGGCGAAATTGTTGCAGAATTGATCGAGCATTCAGATTGTGACTTGGAACGCAAACGTTGACTGAAGGAACGCGCTTTTGGTGTAACATTCACTACAAGCGGAGCTTCAATCATGTCAAACGCTACATATCGGGGTGTCAAGTACAACACTGACAAGCCTGTCCAGGAATCGCGTACCTGGAAAAACATTGTGATTCAAGAGCACCACGATAAATTCACCTATCGTGGCAAGAAGTACACCTGGAAAGGTGGAAAAGATGTCTGAGTTGGTTTTGATCCAACGCCTGCTTCGTCAACAGAAAAAGGAAAAGGAGATGGACAATTTCATCTTCCGTCAGGCACACAAAGCTGAAAAAATCGCATAAAAAAAGGGGGCCTTTCGGCCCCTCTTTTATTTGGGGGATCCAGTACTCAGAACGAGTACTTGACTCCGAGTTTACCACCATATCCGTTGGCTGCACCATCGACTCCAGTGGCCAGTGAAATCTCACCGTATGCATTGATCTTTTCCGTCAGATCGATGCCCGCGCCTGCTTTTGCGCTAAAAACGACCTCGGTTGCACCACCTTCCGGTGTCTGGATTTGTGGTCCTCCTTGAACATAATAGGAGGCAGAGCCGGCAGTACCTTCATAACCGACGTGCAGGTCTGTTGCGCCGCCGTTTGATTGAGAACCGGTCCAACCAACATTGGTTTCTGCGTTCAGGTAAGGGCCAGCAATAGCGCCAGCAGGAGCAAGAGCAATGACGGCAGCAGCCGCAGCAATGGACTTGTACATGGAAGTAAGGAGGCAGGTGAAACGTGGTTGCCCCACGACATTCATACTACCGAGTTTTGGAGGAAGCCTTGTATAAGGAGGTACGGTTGTCATGAATCCAGAAAAACAACACAAGAAATTATTCGACCTACAGACCAAAGCAGCATTGTCTGATACCAGAGAAATGGCCAAGAAAATATTAAAAAAATATGAAAAAGCGTTGGCGAAGCTCGCAAGAGCGAGCCAGCTCTGAGGCTCGGAAATCTAGACTAGGGATATTCTCGTTATGGCTAGCCCGCTACTGGCTTATTACAATGGGCGGATTAAGGCCACGACGCAGGGAACCGTAAGCATTGTCAATGGCCGTCCAGTGGCCTCAGGAGGCACCGTTTATGTTGTTAAGTGTTATATCAAGCGTATGCAATATACGGGCGTTACAAGCGGCTCTAAACCGCTTCCTCTTGAGTCTCAACTCGAAGGAAGAATGTTGCCTGGTGCCAGTGGTGATCAGTTCTACTACCGTGGATTTGCATTGCAAAAAGCACCTCTAGGTAATGGTAATTGGCTTGGTGATCTGAGTGGATTGACGTTTACGGATATCACTGCACAAGAGTCATTCCTACTACCAGGCACTGAGGTTGAATTCAAGTTTGGTAATGACCCTGACATGTTTGCAACTGTGCAACGTTCTAGCGGTCAATTTGGTGGTGATGGGATTGATGAGATCCTGTATCCAGCACTTGGTGGCGTAGAGATACAACTGACGGCTTCAGAGGTTATTTCCTAATGAATCTTGGCCTCAAGATTACTGGCTTGACGGAAGTCAAGAAGATGTTGAATGACAACAAGAAAACAATTACTGATGCAGTAAAAGGGTTAGACAATACTGATCTGAAACTGTCGTTTCCAAATATTGGCCTAGATCTAGACCTCAGTGAATTTAGCCAGGCGAATCGGCCACTGATTGAAATCCAGAAAGGGATCAAAAAAGCACATATGAAAGCAGTCAAATCAATGGCTGCAGAATTTAGCAAGGCGCTAGACGATGCGATGGAGAGTAATGTGTGGGACTGGAAAGGTGATACAAGGGATATTATTGATACTGGCGAGCTAAAAAATAGCAAAAAAGTTATCGTCGATTCTGACGGCGATATTCATGTTTTTTACGGCACCGACTACGCTGCTATTGTCCATTATGGTGGATATTTTTACCCATACGGCAATGAAAATGCAAAAACGTTTTACCCCGGCAGACCTTGGGTTAAGTCATTAATCGAAGGGGGCGGACCGATAGATCAATTTGATTTTAATACCATTTATGGGATTCTTTTTGTCAGTGAACTCACAAAGCTAATCAGTTAGGTATCCTAGCTCGCTTATTTGCGACTATGGCGAAATTACCGTTTGTTGTTGCACCGAAGGTTAAGACCTCCAAGGTACGTCTAGGTACAGAAGAGACCGGCATCATTGAGATTGAAAAGCGTGGATATCTGTCAGTAGCTGAAAAAAGCTTTGTTGATTCTGTCCTGCAGCAAAGTGATGGCGTTACGCAGATTGTTAAGTTAGCAAGTCAGATCGCTAGAAACCGTAAGATCTCTGTTGAAACTGCTTATACGCAAGTTGTAGCTGCAATTAGCGCTGAAAAGAAGACCAAGGCTCAAGAAGAAATTGCTGGTGAATACGCAGGTGAGATTAGCGAAATTCAAGCTGGAATGATTGAATCGATGGGTCGCAAGTCGATTGCGTGTACGACTATTTTGATTCAGTCCAGAATCGACTCGGATTGGACAATTGAAGATACGATGACGCTTCAACCGGAGCTGTTGGAAGAATTTGCTCGTTTTTACGATTCGGAAGAGGCCAAGGAAGATTTTGAGCCGACTGAAATTGATAGCGAAAAAGAGGCTGCTGAAATTGTGGGAAAGTAAAGTCTGGTACATGGAATCAGGTAGTCCCATTTGATAAAGTTTTCTGGGAATTAAAAGGAGCTTTCCCTGGTGACTTGGAATTTAGCGTAGATAGGTATTACAACTTACCTTATGAATATGTTTTAGAGGCATATGATCATGCGTTGAAGCAAAAGCAGCGAAAGCTGCATGAACTCGAATCGCCTATTGCATTGTTAACGTCGCTGACGGCAAATATAAACAGAGATAGCAAAAAACAAAAGAAGCCTTACAAGATGAACGATTTTTTCTTGTTCGAGCCGAGCGAAGACAGGAACATTCCGACTGGGACATATGGCGCTGCGGCGATGAAGTTAATCGAGATCGATCAATTCCCGTCTTGGGCGTTGTTTGTTTACAAGGATCTATCAGCAAGTTCAAATGGCGCACCACCAAGTCTTCTTGCTTTTATTCACGAAGAAGCAATACTGTTGGCACCTATCGTCAAAGGTGATCTCGCTACGGGCATGTTAATCTGCACCGAAAAAGCTTACAAAAAGACACTGGAAATGAAGTCACCTTGCGGGGAGGTAATCAGTGTAGATATACCTCCCTTAAAAGGTGCTTATGTTGCCATTGAGGATATCGAGCTAGAACTTAACTAGCTTTGTAAAACTCATGGCAATCATAAACATCGCCTGATTTAGGCATGTTTGCTTGGTTGGATTCGATCCATGCACGAATCCGATACTCCCGTTCGATGGAGTAAAACTCTTGTCGTCCAAACCACTCTACCCAGTTTTCTGATCCTTTTGAGTGATTACAACGTTTGCAGGCTGGAATGCAATTACTTGTGCGGTCTTCTCCTCCTTTTGCTTTTGGTCTTACATGATCTAGTGTTAATGATGCGTCATCAATTGGTGGATTGTCGCAGTATGCGCAGCGATTTTGCCAGGCGTCTTTAATTGACTGACGCCAAAGCTGTTTAGCTTCTCTTCTTGTCATTGCCTCAAGATGAAAAAGGTAGTCGTGGATCCTCTGCCGGACCGTTATTCCCTTTGCATTCATTGAGTCAATATTGTGACATTACCGCAAAAGAATTGAGCAAGTGGGCTTCTCATAAGCGCTTTAGCGGCTGTCGTGTTTATAATTCCACACATGGGCAGACTAAAACACGGATTTTTAGGGTCGAATGGCACAAACTTTTGCCAGTGCGCCGCTGACTATATATAACGTACTCGCAAACGATAGTACTTTTTCTGGATTACTGGGCACATATACTTTTAGTGGAGGTAGTACGTCAGATTCAATCGCCATACTAACTCCAGGAGAGAAGTTGCCACATTTGGAGTCACAAGTTGGCTTAGAGTGCATTATTCATGACGCAGGCGACATTAAAAGAATCGACTATGTGAATGACGATTCTGAGCTGCTGACAACCTGGAAGATATTTTTAATTAGTTGGGATGGCTCAACTGGTAGCGACTTAAACGCTGCTGCAAAGCGGGCTTGTCACCTGTTCTATGGGAGTACATCTATTGAAACGTTATCGGTGTCACAGGGCCTTGGAGCGCGTGTACAGACGATGATTATGATTCCAGAGAATGGTGGATTACATCAAGATGCTGTAGATATCTTGGACTCTTTACCATAGGGCTAATTTATAGAATACCAGACAGGTAGGAACACTAGCTCAGTGGGGTGAATCCCCCATATTTGCTCAGTTTTCAGCATTCTGGAAATTCACCCATGGCTAATTATTCTGCCGCTTTTGGCTATAAGTTCTACATCATGCCGTTAGCATCGGACGAGGTAGACTTGACCTTCACTGGTATCACCACGGCAACTGGTACTTCTGCAAGCACGGCCTTCATGAAGACCGATGATTCTGCTGCTGGCGACGAAGGAAACCTTGTCGCAGCAAACGACACCATCGCTTATAACACCTCTACCGGTGTTTTCACCGTAGAAACTGTCGCTTTTGACATGGATGGCGCTGACAAGCCTGCCAAGTTGATTGGTCTGACCAATGCTTCCCTGGAAACCGACACTTCTAGCGAAGACGTGATCACCTATGACCGCACTACTCGCGGTTATAACACCAATATTGCTACCACTAAATCCTTCTCCATCTCTCTGGAAGGCGTGGCTGACTTCAAGGACGCTGCCTATCAGATCCTGCGCTTGGCTGAAGCCAACACTGTTAACAACAGCCTCCGCGTGAAGTTTGCCCGCATCGGCCCTACCGGCACTGACGAAGCTATCTACGGTTACGGCACGCTTGAGGGATACTCTGAGTCCATCGAGGCTGGCTCCGTGGTTTCCTACAGTGCGACCCTGAACGGTTACGGTCCTTATAACCTTGTTGTTGACGCTAACCCTTGATAACAAGTTAAATAGCCGAGAAGCCCCGCCACGGCGGGGTTTTTTCTTGGCAGACTAATTTAGTCTTTAGGGGACGAATGGCTGACTTTAGTATTGAAATTCCAGTCGGAATGGATGTATCTCAAGTCAATGCCGCCCTTAAAAAGTTTAACGGCGATATTCAGCAAACTGCAAAATTTTTAACCGAATTAAATCAGTCGATAACAGGGGAAAGTAGACAAATTGGTGTACAATTTGTTGCTAAAGATTCAGCAAGTCCTGCATTCAAGGCAGTAGAGACAAGCGCCAATCGGTCTGGTAAAGCTTTTCAGTCAAACGAACGTCAACTTGGACAGCTTACTAAAACATATAAAGGTTCTATCACTTCTCTTAAGCAGGGTCTTGCAGCAAGAAGACAGGAATTAGCTGGTCTTAGAAAAACAGATACACGGTACAAACATGTAACGCAACAAATTGAAGGATATCAACGAGCCCTTAACAAGGCTAAGGGCATCCAGGAAGGATCTATTACTTCGTTGAGACAACAACAGCAAAAATTCCAAGAACTGGCAGATACTTTGACCCTGGGTTCAGCCGAGCAAATCAAATACGCTAACGCTGCGAAAAAGATTGAAGCTCAAATCAAAAGAACGACAAATCCATTAGGTCAATTTTTTGGTGTCTTAAATAAAATCGCAACACTACAAGCCGGTTTCACCGCGTTTGCTGCAATTATTGGTACATTTACTGGTTCGTTAAATAAGTTTGTCGGCCAATTGAAGGCATTGGAAGGCTTTGAGCTTGCCCTCAAAAATGTCGGGCTGTCTACGGCTGAAGTTAATGAGCGCTTGCAAGACGCAACCAGAATATCTGCTGAACTTGGTGCGCCATTAGAACAGGTTGAGAAATCATTCAAGCGAATGGTTCCTGCCCTAAATGCTGTAGGCGTCAATGCTGAAGATAGCGGCAAGTTTTTAGAGGGTATTGCTGCTCGGACGCAGACCCTTGGTCTCAATACAGAACAGACGGGTCGCTTCATGGAAGCGTTCGCTCAGGTGCTGTCTAAAGGTAAGCTGCAATCGGAGGAACTTAACCAGCAGATCTCTGAACTTGACGGTGCCTTTAGGGGTCAACTTGCTAAGTCACTTGATGTGACGACGCAGGAACTTGAGAATATGATTAAAAATGGCGAAATCACGTCTACGGTTTTCGTCAAAGCGTTCAATGATATGGCTAATGGCGCAGAGGCGCTTAAGCAGAGAATCAGAGACGGTAATGCAACAATTCAACAGCTGCAAAACCTTATCGATTTGCTTGATACGACAAACCTGAGGCGCATTGGCAAGGCTATTGAACCTGGAATCAAAGCATTTTTAGAGATTCAATTTGCCGTCGCTGAATTTATAGAATCTGTTAGCAAATCCCAGGTGGGACTGCTTTTGGCTGATATTTTTAATCAGATTGCTCTCGGCGCCGCTGACTTCTTTAAAGCATTAAGTGCTGTCAGCAGACTGATTATCGATGTTCTAGATGTTTTTGCAAGGCTCGGCAGAGTTGGCGGTTTCTTGCTGAGAATCATCACGTCACTTGGATTAGCTTTTCTCACTTTCAAAACGGCAACGGCAGCTGCTGCAGCACTGGACCTTTTGACAGGAAAAATGAAT